TTGCAGGCTAGCAGTAACTAACGACGAGGATATAATACCAGGCGTTTATTACTCTAAAGATTGGGCAGACTTCCGTAAAAAGAAAAATAAGCCGAGTTTTATACCTATGTTTAACCCTGCAACCAACGCAGAGGAACCTAGCCAAGTTTTATTCGTTTCAGTTATGACCCCAGGCAGCGCTTACTACCCTAAGCCTGATTATTACGGGGCGTTAAATTATATTGAATGTACGAGAGAAATTAGCGAGTTTTACCGCGCTTTCTTATCGAATGGAATGGCCCCAAGTTATATGCTGCATTTTAATAACGGCGTTCCCGATCCTGAAGAACAAATAGCTATTCGTAGGCAGTGGGATAAAATGATAGGCGCGCAGAAAAGCGGTAAGGTTGTACTTACTTTTAACGAGAGCGCAGAGCGCACGCCTAAGTTAGACTTGGTACCCATGACGGATGCGGATAAGCAGTGGGAGACGTTAACCAACCAAAGTAGAGAAATGATAATGAACGCGCACCGCGTTACTTCACCTCTTATTTTTGGTATTCGAGACAGTGGCGGCCTTGGCAGTAATTCAGACGAAATAAAGCAAGCCTTTAGATTATTCGATAAACAGGTTATAGAGCCTTACCAAAAAATGATAAGCGACGCGGTAGAGGAAATTCTAAGAGGTATTGGCATAGTTGCAAAAGTTGAACTAGAGGGTAATGATGTATTTGGAGAAGATGCAACCGCACAAACCGAAGGCGCACCGAGCGCAGCTGTTGCACCTGCAGATATGCAAAATGTGTTAAATATTGCAGCTCAGTATATGCAGGGCGCAATTACCGCAGGTCAGGCTAAACAAATTTTAAAACTAGCTTTTCCTAGTCTTACGGATATTCAAATAGACACCCTTTTAGGAGCAGAGCCTACACAGCTCGAAAAAAAAAAGTGTGAGTCAGATTGCGAAATAAATACGCAAGAAATACCCGAATTTACCGAGGAGGCAGAAAACGAATGGATAAATTTTTTATCTGATAAAGGCGAAATAGTCGACTTAGACGAGTGGGAGCTTATCGAAGCCGAGCCTGTAGATATGGCTAGCGTTAGAAGTTACAGCCGACCCGACTAAAAAAGTATAATGGATTCAGGGTTATATAAAATTCGTTATAAATACAGCACTAACCTTAGCGCTAACTCCCGTAAATTTTGTCGCCAAATGGTAGCAGCAAGTCGCGCAGGTTACGTTTATAGATACGAAGATTTAGACTATAATGGGTTCGAGGCTAACAGCATGAGCCAGGCGGGAGAAAATTCAAAGTTCGCGCCTAGTGGTATGGATTCCTATTCGGTCTGGACTTGGAAAGGCGGTTGCTATTGTGCCCATCGGTGGGAGCGCCAAGTTTATTTTAGAAAAAGAGAAAAGGGAAGGTTTTTAGCTGAGAAGGGAATAAGTAATGACGACCCTATTAGCGTGGCTAAGGCTATACGCGCAGGAATGCCGTTAAAAGATATAGCGGCTAATTTCGCCATGGCCAACACGGCACCAAATGACACGCCTACACGAGGCTCAATTAAATACGCAAATACTTAACAATATGCCAATTAACCCCGAAGTACTATTTATCGACGAGCACTATTTGAAAAAATACACTCAAATTAACGAGGCTGTAGACACTAACTTAATACGCCCTGCTATTTACTTAGCACAGGATAAGTATTTACAGCTTTGGCTAGGTACGGACCTTTATAACAAGATTAAAACTGAAATACAAAATAACACGCTAAGCGGAGTTTATGAAACCTTGCTAGACCAATATATATTAAAGCCAACGGTGTGGTGGTCCATGGTGGAACTTTACCCGAGTTTAACGTATAAGCATGATAACGGGAATATAGTTACGCGCCAAAGCGAAAATACTACCGGTATATCTAAAAGCGAATTAGACGCGCTAATAGACAAGGCTAGAGATAATGCTAATTGGTACACTCAGCGTTTAGTAGATTACTTATGCAATAACGCTAGCGCATACCCAGAATATAGAAGCAATACTTACCCCGATATTTCACCGCTAAAAAAAGTAAATAGGCAGAGTTCCGTTATTTTTTCAGAGGGTAGAACTGAGCCTAGCGCCTGGAGTAGATTTGGCGTGAGAGATTTTTATAACTCTTAATTTTTTATGACAAGGGAACAACACGAAAAAACGAACCGCAAAGAGCAGGAGAAAAAGCTCCGCATTTACTTAGCAAAAATTAAAAAACAAATTAATGACAGCGCCAACACTAGACCAACTAAAAGCTAAATTTAACGAACTCGGTTATAAGTGGGAGCCATTCCATTTGGTAGGCATTCGTTCCGCTGCTAACGAGCCTAATAAATTCGACGATCTAATAGGAGTAGTTAACGGCAATGAGGTAAAGTTTTTTACCGGCACTACTAACCCTGGTACTTTTTGGCTTAACTCACCCATGAACCCTAAAGGCGCTGCAGTTTTGAAATGTGGCCAATACGTCGACAGTTGGGTAATGGGTTTACATAAGGGCAAGTATAGAGCTTTAACACAAGCGAAACCAATTACTGTATGGCGCGACGCGGATAAGGACAGCATAGCAGAGGAGCAGGGCAAAGAGGATACGGGTATTTTCGGCATTAATATACACCGAGCTAATGAAATTGTAGCTTCTAAAAATATAGACAAATGGAGCGCAGGCTGTCAGGTGCTAAATGACCCTAAGCAATTTAAAGAGCTACTAGATTTATGTGAGCAGAGCAAAAAGAAATATTTTACTTATACTTTACTCCATGAATTCTGAGAAAGAAATAGAACAAATGCACGACGAGATAAGAGAAATTAATAAAAAACTAGATAGGGTTCTAGTTACTCTACTTGGCGACGAACAAATGAATATAGACGGCCTTACGCATAAAGTAGCGCAGCACGAAAAATATATTCAAAAGCAAAAATTATTCATGGCTAAAATGAGCGGAATAGCTACGGCAATGGGAGTACTCGGTAGTCTATTAGTGCAACTTGTTTTAAAATTAATGTCGTGAGAAAGTGGCTTAAAAGCATTTTAGCCGTAGACGGTAACCAAAGTTCTAAACGACTAAGCGCAGTAATGGCGCTTTTTTGTTGTATAGCTTTTTCTTGGATAGCGACGTTTACACCGTACCAATGCCCCGAGTATATGTTTGAAGGGTTGCTAGTAATTGCAGGCGGTGGGTTAGGTTTAACGGTTATAGAGAGTATATTTACTAGATACAAAAAGAACAATGGAAGCGAGGAAAATTAGAATAGGGTTAATAGTTATTTTTAGCTTATTGATGTGGGCGCTAATTAGTACTACTAAATACCAAGCGGAAATAATAAAGAGGTCCAAAGTAGAAAAGGCTCTACTAACTAATAAAAGTCAAATAGATAGCTTAAAGGGTGTTAATGCGGAACGCCAGGCGCAAATAGACGAACTTAGCAAGCAATTAAAAATAAATGAAAATGACTACAAAGAAAATATTAAGGCTATTGACAGTCTCAATAATCTTAATTTGCGTAAAGCCATGCAGCGCCTACTCGCAGAGCTTACAAAGTGATACTATAATATGTTTAAATGCTGTTGAGGTAAGAGCTTTATTAAAGCTAAAAGCCGAGCGCGACTATTTGAACAGTCAACTAAAAGTCATGGTAAAGGCTGACAGTTTAAAAACTAAAGTTATACTAGATAACGAAAAAACAATAAATAAGCTTTCTTTAAACCTAGCCGACGCTGAGAATAAGTACAACGATCAATTAAATAAAAAAGAAAATTGGCGCACCGCTACGCTAGTCGGCATTCCCGTAAGTATTCTCTCCGGTATTATTCTCTCTATATTCCTGTAAAAGCGTTTCTCTTTATTCGCTATTAACATTTATATTGTTAATAAATATCTTTTTTTTGTTTGTGTAATTGAAAAAAGGTTGTACATTTGCTCTATAACCATAAAACAAAAACAAAATGAGAACAGCAACATTAGTACACGTAGAAACAGGAGTTGAATACCACAAAGAAGGTGAATTACACCCTATAATACCAACAGCAGAACAAAAATTACTTTGGGCTTTGTTTGGAACTCCAGAAGGAATAACAAGAATAGAGCAAACTTTTGAAACTGAAATTGATGAGTTTACAGGGTACACAAAAAGAGAGATTGAAGCAAGAGTAAACGAAAATTTTAAAATTGGAGTTTACAACTTTTTACCTGCAATGGGTGTAAATCAAAACGTAGAGTTAAGATGGGGAAATTAAAATGCAGTAAATGCAAAGGAGCAGGCAGAAAACCTGCTCCTTATTAAAATAAATAACAAAGGGGGGTGCGCATCCAAAACGCACAAATCAAACAAACAAAAAACAAAACACATGAGAAAAGAACTTAAATTTATACTAGGCTTAATTCTTATTTTTATAGCCTGGGGACTTATCGGTAACGACGAGTACGAATTTGAAAAGAGACACGAAACAGTAATTTCTAAAACCAAATAATATGAATAGTATAGATATATTACTAGAAGCTTTTAAGAGTACTTTGATAGCTCATAATATTACGATAGATACAAAGTATATTTATAGTCAATTAGGCCATGATATTAAAGAGGCAAAAGAAAAGCATAAGTCGGAAATAATAAACGCTATTTTATATTCTCAATTTAATAATATGTATTGCGAGGAGTACGATTGGGAAGATGTAAAAAATGCTATTATAGACGCGGAAAAATATTACCAAGATAAATTAAACACAAGTAAATAACATGGAAAAAAAAGTAAAATGGCAATTAGTAGAACAGTCGCGTTACGACGGTACTTATTGGATGCTGAAAAAAGACAGTGAGTTTATTAAAGCCTTCGTTAATTACGAGCAGGCAGTAGACGAGTTTAACATAGCTGTAAACTTTATTGAAAAGGATGTAGTAGTAATGGAGGTAGAAGTATGAAGTACAAAGTAGTAGTTATTCCAATTGACGAGGTAAAAGTAAGTTTATACGACCGTCTTAAGGTAAGCACGCAATTTCAAACCGACAGTTTCGAGGTTGCACAGCAAATGCTAGCCATATTAGCCGATATTTACCAACTTCCAAAACCTAAGTGGAGCGAAGTACCAGGTGAGCTTGAAGTAAGAGACGAAAGTTTAATTTTAAAAATAACCATAGATCAAAACTAAAAAGTAAAAACATGACACAGGAAAAAAAGTTTATTTTTGTAGTATTCAAGTCGCCACGTCGTTTAATACTAAGCCATTCAGAGGCAGGAACAGGTAACAGCGGAGAAAATGTTATACTAAGTTCTAAAAGAACTACTGATTACTATTTATGCCACGGCACCGAGGCAGAGGTTAGCAAATGGACCAACGAGAGAATGGCGGAAGGGTTCGACTTTGACGACTATTACAACCCCGTACCTGATTTTAACCCTTTGGACCATAAGGACGTTTTAGTATATTTGTAAACAATTTAAAACCATATAACATGACACAGTTTAAAAATGTAGTAGGAACGGTTACCGTTTCTAAATGGAGCGCCTCAGCTCACGAATGGCAAGCCTATAGCCAGTGCGAAGATTATTACTTACTAGACTTTAACGAAAAGGCTAGAGAAAACGAGGTAGTAATTGAAGATGCGAAATTTTTATTTCAGTTCGAGAGTACCGGAGGTGTTAATATTCAAACTTATTTTGCTAGCAATGAGTACTGTATCTAAATTGCAGCAGCGCGCAAAGAGTAAATTCATTTGCGTGCAGAGTAGTTACGGCCAGGCTGAGCACTCATTTAACGAATTAGTAGAATTACACCAATACGAAAATGGAACTACCGCCTACGAAAATTGGAGAGCCCATTTCGCAAATAACCCCCAAGAATTATGGACCATATCAAATGGACAAAGCTTAAACCCGAGTTCGATTGGGATAGAGCAGAAGAAAACCTTGCTAACAAGATGCAAGGAGTACATAAATACATTGAAAAAATAAATATGAAAACAGCTAAAATAACAGCGTGTACTTTTGCTCGGGAGTGGGCAGGTGCAAATGGAACAGTTTACTACCACGATCTAACGCTAGACAATGGCGACAGTGGAAGCGTAGGAACTAAAGAAAAGAACAGCTCTAAAATTGCAGTAGGTGAAACTATTACCTACAATTTAGAAGCTAAAGAGTTCAATGGTAGAACTACCTACAACATTAAACTAGCAGCTCCTGCTCCTAGCTTTAACAAGCCTGCAGGCGGTGGCTATTCTAACCCTGCAAATCAAAATGAAATTCGCAAAAGTGTAGCGTTAAATAACGCGGTGCAATTTCACAAGGACCAAAAAGGGGCGACACCTGGAGCAGTACTCGAAACTGCAGAAATTTTCCTAGCATGGCTTCAAGAGGGAAAAGTAGAAATGAAAGCTGAGGCTAAAGAGAGTGAAAACGAAATGCCATTTTAACCATGAAAAATATAGAGGAGCAATTAACAATTAACCTAGATAACCTTTTGAAAATGGTTAAAAAAGAGGACCGCCTACGCGCTAAAAGTTTGTTGTACAAAATACATAACAACATTAATGCAGTAGACGGGAAGGCTAAGCATGAGAGCTACGGCGCCCCATTTGCAACTGAATTGCTCGCTAATATTTCTAACGTATCCGCGGTTCCCTACTTAGATATAGTAGGGCGCTGTCGGAAGCGTGAGTATGTAGATATTAGGCATTTTTGTTTCTGGGCAATACGTAACAGCACGAAACTACCTTTAAATAAAATAGGTAAATTTTTCGAGCGCGATCATGCGACAGTATTACACGGCATTACAAATTTTGAGAATTTATCTAAGCACGATGAGAGCTACAGGAACCAAGTAACTCATTACCTACTAGCTTTAGATATTCCGTTATTAATTGAGAAATACGAAACACTAACCGACACAGTAATAAAAAATGAAAAAGACACAGTTAGCAATTAAATTTAACAAGCAAACCGTAACCAAAGAGAGGATAAAAGCCGTTTGCGATTTAATAAATACCGGTAACTCACCGAGTTTAGCTTTAAAAAGTTTAGGCATGACAACGCGATATGTTACGCCATTGCTTAAATCAGGTATAATAACCAAAACCCCCAAAGGTTACACCGCAGTAAAAAAGCTTTACATTGAAAAGTTCGAGCATTTTAAAGA